CTATAAGCTTCTTGATTACGGATTTCTATTTTCACTCCAATCTCTGAACCTGATTGAATGACTTTTAAGCCATTACTAGTTACCATTTCTACAGGAGCAACATAAGCTTGTTCTGTATAAGAAACTTGGTTCTTGATTTGGATGTGTGTACCTGTTGATTTGTTCAGGTTTTGATCACCATTGATATCTACAACTTTTACAGCAAGATAAAAATCTTCTGTAGGCTTAACCGCAGGGTTAAGTGCTAAGTTGGTATCATAACTAAATGCTCCAATAGCACCTTCTGCTAAAGCATCTAATGTAGTACCTGTGGCTGCTGGTGCAGCTACTGTTGGTACTAATACTTGAAAAACGTCAGTATTTCTACTCATAATTAGTTTGTTTTAATTGTTTAACTATGTAAGTTGGTTCATACCTAACTTACCTGCTTTAATTTGATAATCAGGGATTTGTAATTCCATTGTAGCTAATAGCACTGCTATATCTACAATCTCTGAATGTGTATGTTTAGGGAGTTCACAATCTACATTGGTAGATAGGACCACTCCTGCTAAGTTTTGATACTGACCACCAACAAAGCTTTCACTATTGTTGACAGGCTCTGATTCTCTAATGTAATTCAGATATAAATCTGAAGTCTCAAAATCACCAGTAAAAACCTTAATACCCTTTTCAAAGAATCTGATATTAACTTCCCTCCAAAGAAAGGAGCTTCTATCAAATGGACTAGACTCAAAAC